GGTTTATAAAGGATTCAAAGAAGTTAACAAAGTTTTTTTCGAACTAGCCCAAAAGATGGGCATACAGGAGATGTTGGGGTCGGTGTTAGTAGACATCAAGCAGCAGTTGAAAAAAGCGATTACAGAGGACTTTTCAAAACTTGTTGTTCCCTCATTGAAGCCGGGCACACTTTTGTCTTAGATTATGGTTACTCGTATTACATTGATGCACTTAACGAATATATGAGGTTGAGAAACCGTCGAATAAAAGATATGGCTTTTGCTGTACGGGCAGGATACCATCTAGATAAGAATGGGTGGCGGAAGTTTATGCGTAGTAAGTAAGGAGCACTTATGGCTGATACAAGCAAAACAATAGACATAGTTGTTGAATTAAGAAATAAGACAACCAAGGCACTCAAGGAAATAGAAACAAATGTAAAGGCTGTTCCAAAGGCTACTGGTGGCATACTCACTGCGTTACAGAGAATTGCTATAGGTTCTGCAGCAGTTTTGGGTACTATTAGTCGACTTGTCTTTAGTTTCAAAGGGTTGCTTGCTGCTGGTGGTATCGCCCTTACTGCTAAAAGTTTTCTTGATGTTGCCAGTTCCTTTGAACAGATGGAACTTAAACTCAACGCTATTACTAAAGGAGGTGGTAGACAAACATTAGAAGCACTTAGCGATCTGGCTATGGAACTACCTGTTAGTCTACAGCAATTAGTAGATGCTTTTACCATGTTACAAAGTCAAGGACTTAAACCTACTGAGGATAAGTTGAAAACGTTGGTAAATGTGGGACAAGTTCTTGGTGAGCAGACTATGCCATTGATTGCTGATTCCTTAAGTTTAATGGCATCAAGAGGAGAGATTACTGAACTAGCCCTAACCAGTTTGACAAAGGCAAATATAAACGTAGGTCAGTATTTACAAGATGCCTTTGGTATGGGAGTGGAGGAACTCAAGAAGTCAAGTCATTCTATTGAGGAAATAATTAATGCTATCTGGAAAGGTTTAGACGCTGAGTTCTCACCATATGCAAAGGCCGCAGGAAATTCTTGGGGTGATTTGTGGCAACTTTTCATAAACCATGTGAAAAGAGCCCAGGGACAGCTTATGCGAGCTGGGATATTTGATGAGCTCAAGAAAGGAGTGGCATCACTCACCCAAGAATTTGATAAGTGGTGGGCAGCAAATCAAAAACTCATTATTCAAAATATCCCTGTCTACATAGAGAAAGTAAAGGCTGGAGTTGGAAAGCTTTTTGATAGCATGGACAAGTTCTATAAGTTTTTTAAATCCCTTCCTGATGATATTGTAGGCATTGCTGGTGCTGGTATCCTTGGTAGGATATTGTGGGGAGGCCCTAAAGGATTCTTACTCGCTGCTGCAGCTGTTGGTTTAAAGATAGCTGATTTGATTAACACGGCATCAGAGGGTGTAACAGATTTAGAAGGGTTAAAGAAACACTGGCAAACACTGGCGGATGAGGCACAGATTTCTATAGAGGGTATTTCTCCTGTATCAAAGATAGAAGCACTAATAAAGAATTATCAAGAAGATATTAAGAGGATGCAATTAAGTGCCACTCCAGAAATATTCAAAACTGAGTATATTGAGAATGCGGAATTTGCAATAGAGAAATTAAAGAAGGATTTGATTGACTTGTATCAAGCAGGTGGTGAGCGTACTATTCTTAGCAAAAAAGATTTTGAGATGCTTCAAGGTTATAGGGCTCAACTAAAACAGGCATTGGATACTTTGAGAGAACTAAAAGGTGGAGCCCCAAGTGCAAAACCAGGAGAAGAACCAAACGAGCCGACTGGGAAAACCGGTTTTCCTGTACTACCTAAAGTAGATAAGCCTGGTTTAGAAAAACCTACTACTCAGATGATGCTTCAGGCCCAGTTAGACCTATTAAAGAATGCTCATGCTGTTGAACTTGATGAATTAGATTATAGATATGATCAAGGTATATTGAAATCAAAGGAGTATTACGATCAGAAGAAAGCACTTCTGGAAAAGAATCTTATAGAAGAAACCCAGTTACTACAAGCGATCAAAGCTTCTGAAAAGGAACCTATAAGAAAATTCACTGTTGATCAAACCATTATAAAAACTACACAAGATAATTATAACCAACTTACCCAGCTTGAAAGACAATATAGGGAAGGTTCTTTAGCGGAAATGGAGGAAGCTGCTGAAAAGGAATTAGAAATTTTACGTTCTTCTTCAGAAGAACAATCTGCTACACTTGAATTTCTTTATAGGAATAACTTGGTATCATTACAAGATTACTATAATGAAAAAGTAAATATTATAAAAACAGCTACTGATCAAGAAATAAAAATATTAGATGACTTGGCTAAGAAAGCAGAATCAGAAGGAAATCTCAAGAAGCGCGATGATATAAATAAAGAGATAGTACAAAAGGCACTGGAAACATCCAATGAACTTATAAGAATTGCTCAGGAGGAAGCGGAGGCTATAAAGGCGAAGGCTCAAGAAATTAATGCGGCTCGACTTGGTATGTGGGGTGATATAAGAAGTGCAGAAGGTCTTAACTTTAAGGATACTGGTGATACCTTACTTAAAGATCTGGAGATAAACCTTGCTCAACAACTGGCTGCCCAGGAACAGTATTTTAATTCGGTTGAGGAAAAGAACAGGTGGTTGGCGGCCAAACAAAAGGAATTGCTGGATGAGTATTTATCAGCTACTAGTATTGGATATAATACTTTGATGGAAGTGGCTACTTACTCAGCACAGGCAATAGGTCAGGCCTTTTCTACATATTTCTTTGACCTGATGCAGGGCAAGTGGGATTCATTTAGAGAGATAGCCTATAATACATTAGTAGCGTTACAGAGGATAGTAGCAAATGCTCTTGGTCAAATTGTAACTCAGTGGTTAGTTCAACAGGCTCAAGAGTTTATAAAAAACAATGCTATAACTGAGGGATTAAAAAATAAGGCTGCTCAACTACTTAGAGAAGCTGCGGCGAATCAAATAGTATCAGCATCTATAACGGCACAAATAGCACCAGTACTGGCACTTGCAGCAGCATATAAAGCACTGGCAACAGCTAAAGCACTGGCGAAGATAGCAGGTGGTGGGATGGGAGATGGTGGTGCGATTGATCCTCCTATGATGGCTGGTGGTGGTGCAATTCCGGGAACTTCTCCTCATCCAAAGGCCGATAACATACCTATATGGGCAACTGCTGGGGAGTATATGCAACCAGTAAAAGCAGTTCAGCACTACGGTAAAGCAGTTATGGAAGGCATTAGGAGTTTGGCTTATCCTAAAGAGATGTTTTCTTTGGAGCCTGTTGAGAGCAAAGTTTTTCAACAAGATAACCAGTTAGTAGAATCTTTTAAAAATATAAAAAATACAACTAAAGATATATTACAGAAGACAGCTGAAGTTTTTACTACCAGGGATTTGACAAAAGAGTTAGTGGAAAAAACGACACTACCAATTAAATCTTTAAAGCCGAATATTGTAAAACATCTTTATAATTTTTTAGGGATCCAGAAAAAGTCTGGTGGTGGCACTATAGAAGGTCATTCTCCTACTGCTACTTCTGATAACATACCTATAATGGCAACTGCCGGAGAATTTATGCATCCGGTAAAAGCGGTTCAGTACTATGGCAAAGAGGTTATGGAAGGAATAAGGCAAAGAGCAATACCAAAGGAAGTGTTTTCTGCCTTGAGATTTCCTAATATAAATATACCAACACCTAAGATGTCTTATGCAATGGGTGGTGAGGTTGCTGGGGCAGTTTCGTCAAGTAGCTCTTCTGAAGATTCTGGAGGAAAAAGAGATAAAGAGTTGAGTATTGTAAACATTGTTGATCCTGCTTTGGTTGGGCAGTTTCTTTCTTCTCCTGATGGGGAAGATGCCATTGTAAATGTAATAAGTAATAGGTCGTATGCAGTAAAAAGGAGCTTAGGTTTATAAATGATATTAGAAGACCTTTTGCTTATTGAACCTAATTGGGATACTAAGGTTGCCCTTAGAAGAGGGTGGAGTACTTCTATCCAAACTTCCATAGTTGGTGGTGAAAAAAGATCTTCCCTATTTACTTGGCCTCGTAAAAGTTTGAAGTTCTCCCTGGAAGGTTTCAGTTCCGCAGAATTAGCTTACTTAAAAAGGAAGTTATATAAGAATACTACTTCTATATTTGGGGTTCCTTTCTGGATGGATAGGGTGACTTTGACTGCCCAAGCAAGTTCAGGTCAGGCTATTTTAAATGTAAGTACTACTTTATACAGAAACTTTGAACCAGGTGGTCCTTGTTTAGTATATTCGTCAAGGAGTAGTTATGAAATTGCTACGATCCTGAGTATGTCGGATATTCAGATTGTTCTTGATTCCAATTTATCTTCTACGTGGCCTATAGGCACTAGAGTATATCCGGTTTTACAAGCTTCTATTACTACTAACCAGAAAATAAGTATGGTAACTTCTGGGATTGGTAAACTGGATTTGACTGCGTCTGAAGTATTGGATGAAGATATTGTCAAACTTTATCTTGGAAGTATTTCTGATTATCCTACCTATAAGGGTTTACCAGTATTTGATACTGCACCAAACTGGGTTAAAAATATTCCCATAAGTGTGGTAAATAATTATGAGGAACTAAAATTTCTTGGAAAGAGATTTATTAGTAGTTTATGGAAAGAAGCCTTTTCAGATTATACTGCCAGGGTAGACTTTTGGACGAAGGCTGAGTTACATACATTTAATTTATTTTTTGATTATATGAGGGGTATGGGTAAAGGGTTTTATGCCCCTACTTGGATGAGGGATATAGTTGTAACTTCTGCTATATCAGCAGTAGATACTGTTTTAAATATAGAAAACATAGACTACTCTTTTTATTGGGGAACTGGTTGGGGAACTGAGACCTATGCTGATAATATAGCCCTAATTTTTCCAGATGGGACTCAGGTTTATAGGGAAGTAGTTTCTGCTCCTACTACTACATCTTTGCAGTTAAGTTCTGCGGTCGGTAAGGCTTGTCCTGCGGAACAGTTAGGTTTTATGCTTGTTTGTTTTTTACCAGTTTCAAGGTTTAATAATGATGAGGTAGAAATAGTTTATGCGTCTGAGGATGTATCAACGGTCAGTCTTCGAATACGATCTATTCCGCTTGCAGCATCTTCTTCTTCTATTAGTAGTAGTTCGTTAAGTTCTATTTCAAGCAGTTGTTCTTCGTCAAGTAGGTCAAGTAGTCTTTCATCAAGTTCAAGCTCCAGTTCAAGTAGGAGTCTTTCTTCGTCCAGTAGTTCAAGTCGTAGTAGTAGTTCATCTTCTCGAAGTTCTACTTCCATAAGTTCTTCAAGTTCTCGATCCAGTTCAAGTCGTAGTTCGTCAAGTTCACTTTCATCATTAAGCTCCAGTTCAAGCTCCAGTTCAAGTAGGAGCTCGTCTTCTTCATCTTCGAGTTCGTCGTCGAATTCTAGCATATCAAGTTCCTCAAGTTCACTATCTTCTTCGTCTTCGAGTTTGAGTAGCTCTAGCAGTTCATCAAGTTCAAGTAGCAGGAGTTCAAGCAGTAGCTCACAATCAAGTTCTTCTTGTCAGACAAATGGTTTTGTTTATGATATTACTGCACAAGCTCTTGGTTCTCCTCCAGCTGATTGGACTGAGCAGTGGAATACAACTGTTGCCAGCATTGATGTTGTTGCAGATCTTGGTAAGAACAGGATAATGAGTGTTCTCCACACTTCGAATAACTGGTATGCCAATTCGTGGGATGATATTGGATCTCCCGCTGATGTAGAAGTTCTTGCAAGAGTAAGATGGACATATGGCTATTATAGGTGTGCTTATGTGGTTTTGAGAGGTTCAGGTACTACTAATGAGAATGGATACCTTGCTTCATTTCAGGATTATGGAACTAATAGTTTTTATCTTTATAAAATGACAAATGGTTCGTTAACTTCACTGGGTTATGTAACTGGTACTCTTGAGCTTAATACTTGGTATTGGGTAAGGTTCAGGGTTGAAGGTACTGCTTTAAAAGCTAAATATTGGGCAGATGGTGAAGCCGAACCTGCAAGTTGGCAGATAGAAAATACGGATGCTACTTATGCAAGTGGTTGGGTAGGTTGGGGATCTCAATATTATTATGGTGTTGGAAGACTGCAGGAATGCGGTTATTTTTCAGCCGACCTTTGTGGAGGGGATGCCAGTCTTTCTTCTTGGTCAAGTAGTAGAAGTAGCTCAAGTTCGTCCTCATCCAGTTCATCACTATCGTCCAGTTCAAGTTCCAGTAGTTGTTTATCAAGTTCTTCTTCAAGTTGGAGTAGCTCCTGTTCTTCAAGTTCGAGGAGTAGCAGTTCATCAAGTAGTTCCAGTTCAAGTCGTAGTTCGTCTTCAAGTTCGAAGAGTTCAAGTTCAAGTTCTTCGTCAAGTAGTTGTAAGTCTTCTTCTAGTAGTAGCAAGAGTTCGAGTTCATCTAGTACATCTGTTGGGCTTTGGCAAACAGATTTTGATGAATATGTAGTAGGAACAGCACCCAGCGATTGGACGGAGAAGTGGAATCCCCTTGCAGGTGCCATTACTGTAAGGGGTGATGGTGATTTTGGAGTGAATTGCCTTGAGTTGTCACACGTGGTTGGGGCAAGGTATGGTGCCGCTTGGAATGATCCTGGTAGTAGAGCGGATGTGGAAATCCTGGCGAAGTTAAGAGTCACTGTTAATTATGATGGTGCAGGGACGCTTCAGGCAAGAGGAGCAGGGATTTCTGGAAATGAAATTGGGTACTTTGCTGGCATAAGTCCGGTAAAGAATGAAATATACATAAGTAAATATACTCCAGTATTTACAGAGATAGCTACTTTATCCAAATCAATAACTTGGGGTAGTTGGTATTATGTTAGGTTTAATTTAAGCGGTACATCTTTAAAATTAAGGGTTTGGGCTTATGGGGGTAGTGAACCTGGGTACTGGAATATAATTACTACTGACTCTTCTATAGTAAATGCTGGATGGATAGGTGTTGGTGGTTACAACAATGGTGCGGATTACGATTACTTCTGTGTAACAAATGATGGAGGAACGGCATTGTCGTACAGTTCAAGTAGTTCCTCTTCTTCAAGTAGAAGTTCGTCAAGTAGTTCAAGTAGTTCAAGTAGCCGGAGTAGTAGCAGTTCGAGTTCAAGTTTTAGTTCGTCCAGTAGTTCGAGTTCAAGTAGAAGTTCAAGTAGAAGTAGTTCCAGTAGCTCTGCATTAGTTTAAAAAGGATCTAATATGAAATCACAGTCAAATGAGTTTATAGCAAAGGAAGAAGGCCAAGAAAGAATTCCAGCCGAGTTGTTTCATATTTGGAAGGGTGTTTCACATTGGAGGTATACCAGTGGTGATGTGGCAGTTGTATATAACGGAGAAACATATACTCCAGCAACAATAGAGAGGGAACAAGTTAGATGGGATTCTAATTTGGAAGTAAATAGTATGTCTATGACTGTCGCCCGTGTAACACAACCAGCTATGGAGTTTATAGCTCTTGCACCTACTGAATTAATTTGGATATCAGTACATAAAATACATAGGGATCTTGGAGTAGAAGAAACGACTCCGGTGTTTATTGGGCAGATTAAAGATATCTCTTTTAAAGGAGCTGCAGCTAAAGTAAATTGTGTGGGATTTGAGCATTTTTTGAAACAAATAGTTCCTCGTTATAGATATGGTCCTGGATGTCAGCATACTTTATATGATAGTTATTGTCAGATGGTGAAGGCCGATTATACAATAGATGGCACGATTAGTTATATAAGTTCTACGGGTTTGGCATTCAGATGTCCAGAAATTGGTAGTGTTGTAGCTGGTTATTACACACTTGGTTATATAACTGTCGGAACGTACTCTCGGATGATTACGAATCACTATAGTGGAGGAAATATTCAACTTCGATATCCTATACCTGGTGTTAGTATAGGAGATGCAGTGGCTGTTTCTGCTGGATGTGATAAAACAAGAGCCACCTGTATTTCTAAGTTTAACAATATAAATAACAACATGAGTTTTACTACAATTCCTAAAGACAATCCAGCGATGTGGATGTAGGAGGAAGAAGATGGCCTTACAACCTTATTTTAAGAGTGATGAGAGAAGGGCAGAACTTTATAAAGTACTTGAGAGTTGGGTGGGTACACCACACCGACATCTGGTAGCTGTTAAGGGAAGAGGAGCAGATTGTGCTTTATTTTCTTGGGAGGTGATGAAGGAAGTCGGTTACACAAAAGGTATTGCAAACATTCCAAGGAAATACGGGCATATAGATTACCCTCCAGATCGGGCAATACATAGTAAAGAAGAAGTTCTTCTAAATTGTATGCGAACAACTCCAAGTTTTATGGAGATGGATAAATCAAGAACCCCAATGGATGGAGATATTTGTACCTATCAATTTGGCAAGTCAACAGCACACATCGCCATTTATTACAATGGAAGAATCTATCACGCTATGTCTAAGTCTGAAGTTCTACCGACTAGGTTTGACGACAAAAAGTTTATGGCAAGGTTGACTGCTGTGTTCAGATTGATGGAGGAGGTAGTATAGTATGAGTTTAGGAAATATACTAACCGGCATTGGTTATGGTATAATGGGAATGATGTTGATTGGAGCAGGTCCGTTTGGTTTTGCAATCGGATTTGGTATTGGATTTGGTATAAGCCTTGCAATGGATGGTTTAGCTCCCGATACACCTACCCCTGGTTCTCCACAGACATCTAAATTGTCTATACCTACGGCGGATGAAGGTTTAAGTATACCTGATATTTTGGGTACTACTAAACTGTCTGGTAATATAATTCAGTATTTTGGGTCTCGTTCTGTAGCAATCATAGAGGAGATTGACACTGGTGCCAAGGGTGCCCCGGATGCTGAAACTCAAACGACTGGTTACAAGTACTTTTTATCCTGGGCTATGGGAATCTGTTTAGGCCCAGCAGATTATCTTTATGCTGTATATGATGGTGATACCCTTATATACGATGGGCAGTTGCAGAGACCAACTGCGGGATCGTTTGAAATAGTTTCACTTGGTCCTTCGGATGTAGTTTATGATTTAAGAGATGGAGCTGCAAGTTCCTATACCAGACCATTGGGGGATTATTTAATAAGTGAAGGACCTTCTGGTATTAACTATCAATACACTTTCTACTTCGGGGGTGGAGGTGGTTCCTTCAACTATCTTCTTAGGGCTTCCATGACTAATATTTCTGCATTTATTTTTATGCACTATACTAATCCGGCTACTGGGGCAGTTACTGTTAGTCCAGGTAAATTTATGCAGGGTTACTCAGTAGATACTATTAATCTTTATGAGACATGGGTAGTTTCAACTTCGTTTGATGGGTTTATGGGCTATTCTGCTTCAATGACTGTTGCTCAGAAAAACAATTATCATTTGAGTGTTATTCTCGAATATGGAGAAGACTATGCTATTGCTTCACCAGGACCAGCAGTAGGAAATATGTATTTCTATTTTGGCACGCAAACACAGACACCAAATTCTAAGATGAAAGCGGCAGTATCAGATACTCCAGGTTACCGTGGTCTTTGTTATGCTTTTTTTGACGATGTCTACATAGGCCCATATAATAGGGCACCAAATATAAAGTTTATCATAGGTAAATTCCCTCAATTAACTTTTAATGCTAATCATTTAATAGGGCAGTTAGATTATAATCCCGCACATGCTTTGTGGTATGTGATGACGGATAGACTAATGGCAGGGTTGCCAGAAGGGTTTATGGATTCTATTAGTTTTAGTGCAGGGGCTAACACTCTTTATACTGAAGGGAAGGGAGTAAGTATATTATTTGATAGGCAACAAACTGCGGGTGCTTATGCTAAGACTATTCTTGAACACGCAAACGCTATTATGCGGTATTCTTCTTCTGGAGATTTAGCAGATGAGTAGTAAGTTTCAATTAAAACTATTGAGGGCGGGATCTGTAGTTGCTGCGTTGCCGGAGGTTACGGACGATCTTGTTATAGAAAAGGCGGAAATTTCAAGAGTTACTTTTGACAATACTACCAATGATCTAAAAGTTCAGTATGCCCAAAGATATGGTATTCTTTATGTGTATATGGTAGGTATTGGCGGGACTTGGCAGACCCAATTTATTCATATGTCTGATGGTAGAACATTTGCTCATGGAGATGGCGATTGGATAATGGGTTGTTGTGGAACAGTGGATGATAGATGGGCAGACGATAGATGTAGTGGAAATCTCGATGGCCAGCCAAGGTTAATTTGTAGCCCTTCGGATCTTAGTGGAAGACCACAAACTATCCCTCTTGATTTAGTAGAAACGTGGGGTGATTCGTGGAATGATTGTGCTTATCACTTATCTAAGTCAGGGGAAGCTTTTCACTCAGGTGATGAAGATATCTATTGTAGGGGGGGTTGTCCAGAATACACATGGAAAGACGATCCTGTTAAAGGTCCTGATACTTACTGGTATCCAAGATGGTATGATCAATGGCCTTGTGGAGGGTGGGATAATTGGAATGAGGAACCTTATCCTATGGGTGGTGGAGATGACTGGACCTGGGCAGATGAAGTAGAACGTGATTATAGACCTGTAGTAATGTTTAAAGAAAATAAACATTTTGTAAAAGTTGTAGGGATGGGTCACGGTG